TGCGAGTTCCGTTAGTCCCAGAGTCCGCAAACGTAAACGAAACCTTAGACGCTGAGTATTGAGTGACATTCCCATTCGGGTCTTTGTATCGAACAGGAACAGACAGAGTAGCACCAGTAGTGGTCATTGCAGTAGGTGCGCCCCACTGAGCATAACTACCGCCATCTGTAATGCTGCCCATGACAAGGCCACCAGTTGTGGTGATGTCTGCATTACCTGTAACGTCACTTCCTCCAATGCGCCATGTGTTATCTACAAATGCAACATCTGCATCTGTTTGAGATGTGACAAACTCAATTGGACCCGTGGCATTAGAGCCAAACAATTGAGTGATGATCCCAGTAAATGATGGAGTGCCGCCTGTTCTAGGGACAAGGATCGCCGCTGGCTGGAAACTGGCAATGAATGTTGCTGAAGATACGGTTGCCCAAGAAAACTTAGCAGACATTGCCGACAGTTCAGAAGAACCAATTTCATTGGCAACGCTGAACGCAAAGTAGTAATCGTCTGTCCCAAGAATCACATCCGTAAACTTAATAGCTGCGCCTTGAGTAAATGGCTGAGAATTAGGAGAAATCTGAGTTGCCCAAATCTTCCAATCCGTCTGAGTTGGAGATGCTACCGTTGTGTAAAACAGACTGATGGATGTAACTCGGCCAGAAGATGGAAGCTGGCAAGTAACACTAAACTTGGGTGGGTTCTCTGCTGGTTTCTCTTCAGAAAATGTTGGAGCAGAAAGAGAAGGGAAATAATAAACTGAAGCAAGACCGCTATTTGGCGCTGACGAAAACTGGGTAATAGTTCCGTCGTCATATACGTTGGCGTTGTATTCGGAACATTCAATCCTGGCCCCGAGGTTGCCGTCAGGAAGTGACGCTTCTTGTACCTTCGTGACGCGGAAGAGTTTTGCTGACCATCCGTAGTCCGTATTGGTTACTGAGATTACATCCCCGGCGTCAACTTGAATCCCGGTGTAGGCAGTCGAGAAAGAGACTATCAGGTCTTCACGGGCTTGCTCGAGGATTCGGTTTGCAAGGTATGAGGCTTGTACGGAGTCGTTGACCAGATCAAAACTGGTCGTGTACTTGTTTACTGGCTCGTTGGGATAGAGAAGACCCGATGGAGTCTGAAGGAAGACGTACTCCGGTTGATCCTTGTTGTCCTTGAATGGGAATGAGACTTCGATTTGGTTGATGGATGACGCAAGATCAACCACAGAGACCTTGATGTCTCCAATGATGTTGCTGTCGTTGAAAGCGAAACCAGTGGACTCTGCCTTGTTGATGACGGGTGCCCATTGGCCTGTAGAGGCTTGGTAGGCCAGCCATGAGTCACAAGACACCAGAATCTTGTCTACGTTGTCCAGCACCGATCTGCCAGTGTCAATGACCCCGTTGATTCTGTACCGAGCCTGAGTCGCTGAACCGCCCCCAGAAGGCGTATACGAGATCGTGGCGTCGGAGTAGGTGTTCAGCGCAGCACAGGCAGTGGAGTTGACGTTGGCAGGAAGTACCGCGCCACCGTAGTTTTGCGTCAGGTAGTCAAACAGGACATCACCAGGCTTGGCGAGTCCAGTGCCGTTCAGTGCGTGTTTGACCTTGAAGGTGACGGGCTGGAGAGAAGTTGTACCAGCATCACGGTTGTAGATCAGTTTGATGATGGCAAACGCCAGGCCATTCATCTGCCGGGTGCCCGTCCATCGCAGTCCCGCAGCAATATCCGACCCGCCCATGAACGTGGATGGAGCAGTCCCGGTGACGTTGGTGATGACTCCAGCAGCAGTTGAGGTGTAGAGGTTGATGTAGAGGTTGCCGCTAATTTTTGGGTCTGGATTTCCCGCCCCGTCAGTTAGCGAAACAACCTTGGTCGGATCAGTTCCGTCAAACGTGATGAGCCGGTCACCGTAATAGAACTTGGTTCTGTCATAAGTGAATTGACCATTTGGCGAGATGTTGGAAATCGCCATGACGTAATACATCGCTTGCTGATCAGTCGTCAGGACCGCATCAACGAACGTGCCACCCATCCAAGCATCTCCGTAGACCACTGGAATGGCATTGGTAGAACTTGGAGGTACTTGCTGCCGTACTCCGCTGTCTTGCTGCTTGGATGCCTGCTGACCGAATACGCGGGTGATGATGTAAGAAGCCGCGAAGTTGATCGCAAATGTGGCGGCGGCAAGTGCTACACCGGTAAGTTGCGCTCCAATTGCAGCAAGAACTATCGATGCTGGCATGTCTTATTCCTTAACAAATGTCGTTTCAATCTTCTTGAACCCAGGCAGACTCTCTACACTGGATGTGTGCATAAGGGATGCACATACGATGTCCCCACGTTTCTCGCGTATAAGTCTCTCGGAGTGCTTCACAAACTCAAAGAACAGTCTGCCGCCAATCGTGCTGTTCCTGTATTCTGGGTGAACCCACCAAGCAACTTCCTTGATCTCTGCAACCGTAGGGCACCAGAAGTTAGGCGTGATGATCGCGGCCAGCATTCCCCTCATCTGATCATCAATCAGAACAAACCCTCGACCAACAATAAGCGACTCGAGAACAGTCTTGATGTAGTCGTGATCGTGATGCTCTTTCTGGGACAGCATCTCAATAGGGGACTCAGCGGCGTATTTCCGCATCATCTCCGTTAAGACGGGGACATCAAACTTACATGCCAAACGAATCACGCGCCAGAACCTTCTATAAAGGTTGGAGTCGGGTCAACCCCGCTAGGAGAACTAACACTGCCAGTTTGAGGGGGCGCTCCAAAGTCAAAGTACTGGTTGGAGATCGCTGCTACCCGGTTCATCGAGGTGTCGCCAGGGTAGAAGAACTGCCATGACTTCTGGTTCGTCCTGAGACCAGCAACTCTGTTCTCGAGGACCTTCCTCATTGAGGTGCAGGCAATCGTGCAGGTCGCTACACGGCTTCTGACTTGATCGTTAAAGTCCTCAGAGATGCCAACCGAGTTGATGATCCCCGTGTATCTCTTAAAGAACTGAGTCGTGGGGCTGGTGATGATCTGGTTGTTGGAATCTAGGAAGCCTCGCCAAATCTCTACCAATGAACCCTTGATGTTCGACGACAGGATCAGCGCAATGTTCGCTGGATCGATCCCAGTAAGACTGATCGTGATGTCGTCTGAAGTGCTTTTGATGTCTTGAGGAATATCCCCGAGACTCAGCAGCATTCCAAGATTGGAAAACGTGATGCCCGATACCGTGATGGGTGCCGCGGCGTTGCAGAATGAATAAGTAGATGTGACAGGGTTTCCAATCTGGAGCCTGACAAACTCAGCGTGTCTTATATTCGCACTGTTGAGTGCGTTCATTGTCGTGGTCATGGGGCTACGTTCTCCCGAAAGACAAACGGACCATCCCAGTTAACAAAGGCCCCGTTAGTCATTGGTGTGAGTGTATAGGTCGGGCACTGCTCTGCATACACAGGAAACGAAACAGCAGAGCCTACAGCGGTCAGAGTGCCCGTAGCAGGAGTTCCAATCACAGGCCGATGGATAGTCGCGCTCACAGTAGCCGCCCCACCCCTCAGAACGTCCGCAGTGATCTTGTAAACGTATGAGCCCAGTTGGATGAAGTCACCCGCCGCCAAAACGACTACAGACGATCCTACAGCCGGGAGGTTGCCAATAGAGATGGTCGTTGCGTTTGCAGCAGGTACAGAAGCCAGAGTCAGAGCCGCCGCCTGGGCACCAGACAAGCCGCCTCGGTAAGCAGTGAACCAAGACAGGTTTGTACTCGAGAACGTGATGTTCGCGGGAGTCTGTCGGTCGAGGTTGTCAATCGTCTGGATAACGTCTCTGACCTGGGGGTAGTAGAGGTAGTTGTGCGGAACGATGGTGAACACCCAAGGCACCGCGGTGAGGTACTGAGCAGTTCTGATCTGCCCGCCTCGGGATGTTTGTTGTCCTACCATCCTACGGTTGTTCACCGTCATGGATTGCTGGATATCGACTATCGTTTGGAAACTCATGCTCTACCTCGCCCGATAGCCAGAGACTTGTTGGCATAAGCGTTCGCTGCCCAGACTGCAGTTGAACTGCCCATGATTCGATCCTCAAAGGACTTCACATCAATAGCAGAGATATTGTAGTTGTTGACTACCTGTGGAGCCTGCATAGAGCCCATCGCATTGTTCGGAATGATCGTGCCTGATGATCGAGGAACAAACATCTCTGGACCACGCTCACCAACCATGTATGGGCTACCGGAGTTGACTGGACCTCCGTATGCGCGAGGAGTGAATTTCAGTCCGCTGCCACCTGTGATTGTGCCGCCACTGGCATTTAGACCAGGGATCATATTCTTGAAGAACTGGAATAATGCAACAGCAGATGCTTTAAGTTCTATCGCAATCAAGTCTTGAATGATCGACCGAGCCAAGTCCTTGAACGACAGCTTGCCAGTACGAACGAAGTTCTCTAGCGCGCGTTCCATGTTTCCGAATACAGCTGCATAAACCTGTTGAGTCCTTTTGATGTTGTCTTGCAAATCAATAAAGACATTCTTCATTGTTTGATTGCGAAAAATTTCTTCAATACGTTTTGCCTTGTCGCTATCAGTAAGGTCTCTATTGCTTTCAATTTCTTTAATTTGTCGTTTTGTCTCAAGTTCAAGCATGGCTAACTGAACAACCTTTTCTGATTGCCCAATCAAAGCCTGTTGTAGGCTTGCCTTTTCAATATCGTACTCAATAGATTTTCGTTCCTGCTCTATACGATCGCTTGCCGCTTTTCTTGCAGCATCAACCCGAGCGTTCTCTTGCCCCCAGGCTTGATCAAACTCATCTTGCAACTCTCTCCAAGCGTTGTACTCTGCGGTGTATTTTTTCCTGATAAGTTCTGTGCGTTTTGCTTGTGCCTCTACATCAAGCGCATATAAATCAGCGGACAACTTCTCTGCGTTTTGCTTGGCAAGTTTCCCCGCTTCATCAATGTCCTTTTTCTTGGTTTCATCGATAAGTCTTTGTGCTTCTTGTTGCGTTTCTAGGTCAATACGCTGGAAATCATTTGCGAATTGCTTTTCCAAATCAAACTTATTCTTTAGCATTTGCTGATCGGCCTGAAAAGCAATGTCAATGCGTTTTTGCCCAAATTCTTGCTGATCTTTTATAAGCCTAGTTTGCTCTTGTGCTTTCTTTGTCTGCTCATCTTTGAGGCGCTTTTTCTCCAAAAGTGCATCAAGTTCTGCCTGTAAAGCTGCTCTTGCGGTTGCTCCAGCCATCGGAGATTCTTCTGGCGAAAGCATTGGGGCTTCGACCATTACCCTAAGTTGCTCTTGAAGAATAGCGATACGATCTTCCAAGTCTTTGCTGGCCCCGATTTTCTTAATGGTGTCCCAAACAGAACTAAGAGTGTTGCCAAACTTGCTCCAAATGCTTTCTAGATCACTGACTTCTCTGCCTTGTTCCTTATATTTCTGAGTCAATGCATCAGCAGCAATCTTGGCGGCTTCTTGTGATTTTCCCTGCTTGTCAAGAAGGACAATGTGTTTGTATTGCTCCAACGTCAAGAAATGCATCTTGTCGTTCAAAGACTTGATTGATCCAGCCCCACCGTCAAACGCAGGAATCAGTTTCTGAGCAACCTCAGTAGCAGTCTCACCTGATAGCTTGGCGACAATAGAGATCGCTTCAGCCACAGACCCCATGCTTTCATCTGTGAACTTGCCCGACTTGACCAACTCCATCAGGATGTCTTTGGTCTTGCCGATGGACAGGTTGGTCTTTGTGCTGACCGTATCCGCAAGGTCTTGGAAAGCCTGTTGACTTAGATTTGCATAGTTGCCTGTCAGGATCAATTGATCTCGCAGTTCAGCGGATTCCTTCGCGCCTTGGTAGAACGCAAGCCCCAGCGTCCCCATTACCGCAGCCGCTGCCGTCATGCCCAGCACCATAGGCGTCAAAGCCATGCGGATTGCAGTGAACATCGGGCCGATGCCGCCCATCTGGTCTTTAAGCTGACCGCCCTGCTGGAGCATTGCAATCAGAGCATTCTGACCGCTGGCAATCTGCGTGATGAAGTCGGTGGTCTGGTAGGTCAGAGCCAGTTTCTGCTGGTCGTTGAGTCCTTTTGTTACATCCTTGCTGGACTTTGCGATCTGATCGTATGCCCGAGCCTGATCCAATAGACGTTGTGCAGTGTCTGTACCCTTGAGACTCTTAAACCTACCTGCCTCTAGTTCTCTCTCAACCTGCGTTACTTTGGAGACTTCTTTACCGTAGTCCTCCATCGCATACTTGAGGTTCTGAATCTCCTTCTCTGCCGCCTTAGACTCGCGCTGAATAGAACTCTTGAGTTTTACATTGGTATTGATTGCCTCTTGAACGGCAGCGGTAAACAGCGCAGTATCAAGTGCGAGAACAACACCAAGTCTTGCAATGTTTGACATTACTTCCTCTTTCTATTCAGTCTTCTCGCGTGTGCCGGTATAAAGTTGGCGAGTTCTTGGCTCACATTGGCAAGCACTCTAGATGCGTTTGAATCCAATGCTGGCCTTAGAAACGGCTGGGCATCCATCTTTGATGTGCCAAACTCATTCGCCAAAGACACGGCACTTTGCTTGACAGAGACTATAGCAATAGCGGCATCAGTCGGATTGATGTATTCAGACCGCTGATCTCGCTCAACAGGAATGCGGGCGTCTATTCGCGCCGTATCCCGCATATGGATTGGACCCTTGTTGCTCTTATCGTATGGGGCGTTATCCACCACATACTGATACACAGGTTGCATCGCAGCCCGTAGAGCCTTTACAAGCGTCCTTCTGGCAGTCAGGTCTGCCCTACCCATCTCAGCCAACTGGAGAAGCTGTTGCTCAAACTCAGCAAAGCCTTCTAGTTGGAAACCTCTGTTATTTGGGACGTAAGCCATACTTCTCTGCTCCTGGGAAGCTAGACATGAACGTCAGCAGAGATCGTTGAACCTGGGCTTTTTCTTCCTCTGGCGTCAACGGTGGCACGATGTAGTCATGCGTAGATGGAAGGATGTCCTTCATCTCAAATGACTTGGAACCCTGCTTCAATTTGGAGTTGAGGTTGCCAGTAGCAAACCCACTCAAGGCCAGCAGGAGACCCTTGTTCCCAATCATTCCGTCGTGAAGCATGATCTCGATGTGTCGCATGTCATCACTCGGAATCTCGTCAGGACACCCACCATGAGCCCAGACATAAGCCCGAGCCTGTGCGTAAGTGTCCCTTAGGAGTTTTTTCGGGAGTCTCCGTAGTTCGGCTGGATCGCCTCTTGGATGGCCTTGATCATCTCAAGCTGCACGGCAAACGGCAACTCGTCCTCGATGTCCTGATAGGTCAGGTCGTTCGCTTGACCGTCAGCCGGGACCAAGAGCTTAAACATCTCGGTGATCCGGTTCTCCACCTTCATGGCAGTCTCGACCAGTTCCTTCGTGGAACGTCCGTCAATGACCGCATCACCGTCAACCAGTTCCATCCCCTTGGTAGCCTTTGCAAAACGCTCTTGGAAAGCCTGGGGGTCGATCTGTTCGATTCGTTCCTGCATCGTGTCCATTTCTTTCTGGACAGGAATGCGAACCTTAAAGGAATGCCCCGCAAGTTCAAACGTCTTGACTCGAAGGGATGAGATGTCGCCGAAGTGTTTCATGTCTTATCGTGGTTTGATGATGGATTGATAAATGTTGTCGTTCAACTCTACAGCATACTTGACAACCTCTTGTGGTGTCATCTTGTCGGCGTGACGCTTGGCAATCTCATGGGCAAGATTAACTGCCGTCAGCCTCTGCTGGGTAAACCCGAACCAATCCTTCCTCGACTCGCTCTGGTTCAATAGGAAGTTCAGCAGGTCCGTCGTGTTTTGTATGTGCATCTTGTAGGGCTTTCAGTACGACAAACTCTGCGGTATCGGGAGTCGCCTCTTCCAACCGAGCGTTCACCTCGTCAATGTCCACTAGGCAACCCCGAGCATAGGCCCGGAGGTCACCGTAGTGGTTGACCATCGCTTTGATGATCTCGTCCATCAGTTGTTGCTCCAGCCGAACTGGTTAGCCCGAGGATGGATCGTGAACACACACTTGGCTTCTGCGCCAGGCTGGGCATCAATCTGGAACTGAGCCACGCGACCGTTGAACGCATAGGCAACCGTGTTGGTGCCATCCACCGCAGCAATCACGAACGTGCGATCCACCACACCGCTGTAGGCGTCAGCACGAATCTGAAGCAGAGCAGTGTCAGCAGGGTTCCATGCGGCAGTGACCGTCAGAGAAGTCCCAGGAGACTGCGTAGGAATCTTGTCGGACTGCCGAGAACCAGCAACCG